AAGAGGAAGGAGTTTAGAAATTTTGGCTGGTAGCAAGATTGTAATGGAAACTACAGATGTACTAAAGATAGATTGTTCAGTAGCTGATAAAGTTTCTGGTGCATTATCAATAATGGAGATTACTTAAGAGTGACTTACATTGGGCAACAACCTAGCTCTACTTTTGATAGTGGGATTCAAGACCGTTTTACTGGTTTAACAACTAACACAGTAACGCTTACACATGACATATCTGCTGAAACAGATATTCTTGTTGTATGGAATAATATCGTTCAAGATAGTGGTACTTATTCGGTAGGTGGTACTGGAAATAAGACTTTAACTTTAGGAGGAACGCTAGTTTCGGCAGATGTCGTAACTGTGTATTATTTAAACAAAGTAATGCAATCAGTTAATCCTACTGCTGGAAGTGTTACAACTACAACCATAAATGATACTGCTGTTACAGGAGCAAAACTTAATACTGATGTTATATCTGCACAAACTGCACTTAGTTCCGAACCAGCAGACACAGACGAATTTTTAGTAAGTGATAACGGAGTTATAAAAAGAATAGATTATTCTTTAATTAAAGCTGGAAGTAATACTCCATTATGGAAAGTATGGAGATCAGGAAGTCAAAGTATGGGTACTGGTGCAGATACAAAAATACCATTTAATACTTGGAGTTTAGATGATGACAGTATTTTAAATACTAGCAATAATAGAGTAGTTCCTGGAGTTGCTGGAAAATATTTTATTATAGCTCAAATGAGAATGGACACTTCTACTGACTTTAATATGCTTTATTTAGATATTAGAATAAGTGGCTCTAACAAATCAAATGCCCAAGTAGAACACGATCAAACTGGCTCAGTAACTATTTCTTTAATAGATAATTTAAGTGCTACTGATTATATTGAATGTTTTGGGATGCAAAATAGCGGTGGAGATTTAAATATGATGGGTGGAGTACAAAATACATGGATGCAAGGATTTAAATTAGTATGAGTATTTATTATAAAATTAAAGCATATTTAGAAAAAGATTTTAAACTTAGAGAAGAAGTAAGTTTTGAAGATGATAATGGAAATATAACTATTACTTATTGGAATGAAGAAAGTTTAGGAAAAGCAAAACCAACTTTAGAACAGTTAAACGCATTATCTTCCCAAGCAACAGCTTTAGAAAACAATGCAAAGATAGACGCAAAAAGAAAAACAGAATACTTACCCTTCGAGGATCAACTGGAAATGATTTACAAAGACCAAAAGAATGGCACATCAACTTACAAAGACCACTGCGATAAAGTTCGTAGTGATAACCCAAAGGATTAACATATGGCATTTAGTAAAATAGCAAATTTAACAACATTAACTGAGATACCATTTAATTCTACTCAATCTGCAAGTGCTGATGTTAATACTTTAGACGATTATCAAGAGGGTACTTTTACACCTACTGTTGGAAGTATAACTTTAGCTGGTAAACATGGTCATTATACTAAAATTGGAAAACAAGTATCTGTTCAAGGATATGTAAGTATGGGATCACAAAGTGGTGGCACAACAGTTGTTGTTGGTGGTTTACCTTTTACAGCAAGTGCATCAAATCCATCTGTTCAATTTTTTGCTGCACAAACTAATTATGGAGATAGTGGTCCGATATCATTAAGAATTATTGGTAATTCAGCAACAGCCGTACCAGTTTCAACTGACCAACATTCAGATAATAACAATTCAGATTTTAATTATAATGATTTGAATGGAAAATTTTTTTATTTTTGGGGTACTTATTATGTCTAATATAAAAGTAGTAGGAGAATATAAAGCCATAGAAATTACAGAAATAATTAATGGTGTAAATCATTCAAGAGTTTTACACCCATCAAGAATAGAACAAGAAAAAGATGGAAGTAATCAACAAATAATTCAAACAGATATTTCTAGTGAAACAACAGAAATACAAAATGTGTGTAATACTGAATGGACTAATTCAGTTAAAACAGCATGGGAAAATAAATTGAAAGGCATTTAATGACATATGTAGGTGCTACTCCGACAACTGGCGACTTTAAGCTACTCGATTCAATTACAACTTCGAGTTCAACTACCTTTAACCTTAGACAAGGGGGTGTTGCTGTATATCCTCAATCAGCTAATCATTGTCTTGTAGTTTTAAATGGAGTTTTACAAACTGCTGGTAGTAGTTTTAATATCGTAAATGACACAATAGTTTTTGCAAGTTCATTATCTTCAAGTGATGTAATAAATCAAATCCTAGTATTAGGTAATGTTAATGATATTGGTGTACCAAGTGATGACACAGTATCTACTGCTAAACTTCAAAGTTCTGCTGTAACTGACGCAAAAATTTCTGCTATGGCATCTAGTAAATTAACTGGTACTGTTTCTCAAAGTCAAATTGCTGACCAAGCAATCAATGAAGCCAAGTTACAAATAAGTAACGCACCAACAAACGGATATATGCTTACAGCACAATCTGGTAATACTGGTGGACTTACTTGGGCTGAAGCTGGAGGTGGAACTTTAGAATTAATTTCTACTCATAGTCAAACTTCTGGTGTTAGTTCAATTACAATGAATAATTTGTTTTCAACTACTTACAATGTTTATAGAGTATTTATAAGATATTTAAGACCACAAACGAATGATACGGAAGTCAGAATGCAAATGCTTGACACAAGTGGAGTAAGAACAAATACTGCTTATAGATATGCAGTTTTAAGAATTAGAGATGGAGGAGAAGATAATTACCATAATAGCGGTAACACTTCTTTTCTTTTAAACGCAGGTACTTATAATTCTGAACAGCAAGGTGGTGCAAACTTTGATATGACTATTCGTACTTTTAGAAGTGCAACAGGAGATCAGTACACTTTTAATATGGATTATAGAAGTGCTACTGCAAGAAATAATAATCAAGCATCTACTTTTATTGGTAGTGGACATTACAACGAAAAAAATAGTGATCATCCAGCTAACGGATTAAAATTTTTTATGGATAGTGGAAATATAGATAGAGTATTTATTTCTGTGTATGGTGTGAAAGGGGCAGTATAATGAGTAAGGTTGCTATAACAGATGCTAAAACAGGTCAAACAATAATTCGTGATGCAACAGCAGAAGAACAAAATGAAATTGATGCAAGAAATGCAATAGATAAAAGACTAGATAAAATAAAACAATTAAGAAAAGAACATTTAGAAGCTACTGATTGGTGGGTTTTGCGTGGTAATATGACAGATGCACAAACTCAATACAGACAAAAGCTAAGAGATATACCTTCCGATTACGACAGTTCTAAATATGATGCTTTACTTGCTAGAGAAACAGATGAAAGTAAAAATACTTTTGGACAATTAACACATTCAATTTGGAGTAAACCATGAGCTTAGTTAAATTAAATGCAAGATCAGCAACAGCACTAGACGCAACAGTATTAACTGGTAATTTACCAGCTATTAGTGGAGCTAGTTTAACTGGGATTAGTGCAGAAACTAACTCACCATATTTTGATATTAAATTAGCTTCAAATGTAACTAGTAAAAATAATAATACTTGGTATTATCTTGGTTATTCTGCAGGGTTTGGTACTCAAGTAAATGAAAATGTTGGTAGTGGTTGGGATAATTCAACAGGATATTATCAAGCACCAAAAGCTGGTCGTTATTATTTCTTTATAAAACAAGGTTGTTCTGGAACTTCAACTCATTCTGGTTATGATATTGGATTTTCTAAATTACAAAAAGCAAGTGCTGGTAGTACAAGTTTTTCAGACATAACTAATTATCCTTCTTGTCGTAATGGTACTAGACCTGGTAATGAAGGTCATTGTACAGGTACAGTTCAATTTATAATAAATCTTACAGTTGGAGAAAGAATAATTTTTGGTGTTCATGTTTACTCTGGTGGCAGTCAAACAAACTGGCAGTGGGCTAATAGTGACACTAGATGGGGTGGAATGTATTTAGGAGCATAATATGAGTGATAAAAGTATAAACGAAAAAGTAAAATTATATTTAGGTAGAGAATACAATCCTGAAAATGGAGAAAGAGAAGTAGAGTTTGAACAGAAAAAAAATGACCCTACAGTAATTTCTTTTTGGTCAGATAAACTTGAAAAACCTAAACCAACACAAGAGGAGTTAGACGCATTATGATTAATCCTTGTGGCTGTAATGGAAGCTGTGTTTGTGGTAAATGAAAACATTATTTATAGTTTTAATTGCAATAACTTTTGTTGCTGTATCAACTGACGTAAAATCTGCTGATACAAATACTGTATCATCTACTGTTGTAACTAATTCTACACCACCAACAGCTAATGCTCCTAGTGTTGTAGTAAATAATTCTGATGTATGTAAAACAGCAGCTTCTGCTAGTATTCAAACACAGGTATTAGGATTTGCTTCAGGAATTACAATCACTGATGAAAATTGTGAGAAAATAAAATTATCTAGATCTCTATATGCTATGGGTATGAAAGTAGCTGCAGTAAGTTTATTGTGTAGTGATCCTCGTACTTTTGATGCAATGTGGAACGCTGGTACTTACTGTCCTTATAGAGGAAGTATTGGTGAAGAAGCTAAACAAGGTTGGGAATCTAACCCAACAGATGTACCACCTGGCAGTACTATTTTTAATACAAATATAGAACAAACTAAAGAGAAAGTAGAAAGTGATAAAGAGTTCGCAAAATTTATTATTGCTGCTATGGCTATGTATATCGGTATTCCTATCCTTTTCTAGTAAAGCAGTAGATTGTTCTACTGATACTATTGGATTATGTACTCCTACCATAGAAGAAATTATTGATGAAGTAGTTACTGAAACTATTGAACATGAAGCTGATGGCATTACCATCACAACAACTACCGAAACTACAACTACTACTACTACAGTTACTAATGAAAATTCTGGTGATATTTTAGATGGTAATAATGATTATGTTGTATCTTCTAAAGAAGGAGATATGGATATTGATTGGGGAGGTCAAGGCCCAGCTTCTATGCCAAGTGGTAATTCATGTGGTCAATTAGGCACAGATAAATGTGCTATGATTACTGGATCAGGTAATAGCACTTCTACTATGGGAGTATCTGGTATGGGTACTACATTTATAAATACGGTAAATGTTTCTGATCTTAACATTAAGCACGGAGGTAGAACTAATTATTCTATTAAAGTAGATAAACAAGATGCTAGTGATTCTATCTATATGCATATTACAGGTAAAGATGGCAGCACTAATGTATTTTCAGGAACTGATATTCTTTCTGCAAGTGGTACAGCTAGTGGTTATCAAACATATGAAAGTGGTTTTGATTTTAGTGGATCAATAACTACTGTTATAATTGAAATTGGTGGGCGTGATATCAATATGGCAATCGGACCAATGTTTGATGATGTGTCTATTAATGTACTTTATAATGTAATTAATACTATTGTTACTGAAACAATTACTTCTGTAGAAATGTTTATTGCATTAAATGTAGATGTTAGTGATGAAATTATTAATGTTGTTGAAGATGTATTTGAATCTAATGATATTGTAGAAACAGATATAGGAATAGATTTTCAACCCATAGAAATAGAAGATGTTAATTATAATACTGTAGAAATTGAAATAGCTGAAATAGAAATTGAAATACAAGAATTAGAATTAGAGATTGAAGCTACTATAGAAGAAGCTATTGAAACCAATATACAAGAAACAGAAGTAGAACCAGAGGTACAACTAGATGAGAAGCCAGTTGAAGAAGTAGAAGAAATAGAAGATACGACTGTAGAAAAAGTTGAGACAGTAGAAAAAAAACCAGAGCCGAAAGAAGAAACAAAACCACAAAAGGAAGAACAACCAAAAAAAGAAGTAGTTTCATCAAAAGAGAAAGCTGCTAAAAAGATTGTTAAATCTATGGGTGATAAAAAGAAATATGATTCTATTAATCAAATGAAAACCTTAATTGTTATGCAAGTATTAGGCAATACCAAGACTTTTTTTGATAGTCAAAAGGAATTGAATGATAGAGAAAATTTTTTTTCCAATGTGAGTATACCTGATGCAGTTATTAGTGATAATAACATTGCTGGTTATTTGCTTTTTGGTGGAAGTGATGGTTTAATGCAAGAAATGATAGATAGTCAATGGCAGAAGTAGAACTAGGTGGAGTAAAATTTAGAGGTGGCAAAATTTTTGTTATCCTTACAGCACTATCAACATTAGGTGGTGCATTGTGGGGAGGATTTGAGTTTTATAAAGATTATGAATCTATGCGTAAAAAAATTACGTCATACTCAGCTCCTGATTTATCAGGATTTGATAAACGTTTAGATTTAATACAACAAGAAGTTACTATGATGCAATCTGAAATGACAATGATACTTAATGAGGTAGCATTAGTTGCAGATGTAGCTAAAGAATTAAAGAACGATTTAAAATCTGATGTTCGTAGAATAGAAACTATTGTAGAAGATGTAGAGCAACGAGTTAAAGAAGATGCTCGTACTAATGAGAAAGAACTTAAAGAAACTATTAATAGTATTGATGATGATGCAGCTAAACTTGAAGAAGAATTAACTTCTGCTATGAGTAAGTTAGATAAGAAAGTTACTGATAGCATTATTAAACTTGAAGAAGATGTTGATAAAAGAATTAAAATGACTTTAGACAATCCTCTTTCGCAGTTGAAATAATGTTTAAAATATTTGCTATGATCTGTATGCTTAATGTAGGTGAGCTAGATCAAACGCTTTGTTTTAAAGGTGAAGTACCTTTACATTTTAAAGATAATTTAGAATGTAATTTAGCAAAAAATAATTTAGCAAATTATCTTGATTCTGATATGAAAGAAAGAAGATTAACTGTTATATTTAGATGTGGTAGTAGAGGATCTGATGTCTAATTGGGAACAGCAATACATACAGATAACTAAAACTCTTGATGAGATTAAGTCTGATGTTCGTGCTAATAAAGAAGAAGTTTCCCAGTTAAAACAAGAAATGGCTACTGGTAGAGGAGCATTAAAAGCTGTAGCTTGGATAGGATCTATTCTTATTATTATCTTTACAACCTTGAAGTTATTTAATTATAACGGTTAAATGAAATTTAAAGGACACAAAGTCCTTGTCATTGGTGATACCCATGACAGTCCAAACATTCCTAAGAATAGGTTTCATTGGATTGGTAAGCACATTCGTAAATCAAAACCAGATTATATTGTTCATATAGGAGATTTTTCTAGTTTAGATTCTCTTAGTTTTTTTCAAAAAAATAGTACACAACAAGGTAAATTAAAAGATGCTTTTATGGTAGATATATCATCTATGCGTTCGGCTTTAAAAATTTTAGATAAATATATTAAAGATTATCCTAAACATTTTTGTATGGGAAACCATGAGCTGCGTATACATAGATTTGAAGAAAATATACCTGAAATAGAAGGTATGATGAAACATCAATTATATTCTTCATTTGAGGAATACGGTTGGAATGTATCTGAATATGGTGAATTTAAATTTATAGCTGGTGTAGGCTTTGTTCATGCACCATTAAATATAATGGGCAAAGAATATGGTGGTAAAAACGCTGAAGTACAGATAGGAAATGACAGTATACATGACTTAGTATTCGGTCATACGCATAAAGCTAGGGATTGGAAGGCTATTAAGATAGGGTACGACAAATGGGTAAGGATCGTAAATGTCGGTTGCTCTTTGCCTTATGGTCATATAGAAGAATATGCTAAGTTAAATATGAATGGCTGGTCTTGGTGTATTACTGAGCTGGGCATTTGGGATAACCATGTCCAAGAAGTAAATTTTATTTCTATGGATAGATTAGAGAGGGAATATGATTAAAAATTTGTTGAATAAATTAAATCTTTATTCATTAAGTCGTAAAGGTAAAATTGCAGTAGGTGTACTAGTAATTATTATTTTAATGATTTTATATAATATGGTGTTTTAATGTTAGGTGGTCTACCAGTAGAAATGATTACTATGCTTGGCAGTTCTTTGTTGGGTGGTTTTATGTCTATATGGTCGCAATCAATTAAAGCAAAACAAGACGAACAGAAAATGTTATTGGCAAGAGCTGATAACCAAATGAAACATATTAGCGATGCTAGAAATTTTGATAACAAAGGTTTTCAATTTACTCGTAGGATCATAGCATTGACTGCTGTGTTTTTTATTATTGCCTGGCCGAAAATTGTTCCAGTATTTTTCGATACTTCAGTATGGTTAACATGGACAGAATTTTCTAGAGGATTTCTTTTTTTAATAGAAAAGAAAGAGATAGTTATGGATAAAGAATTTTTTGGTGTGGTAATTACTCCATTAGACACTCATTTGATGTCAGCTATCATTGGACTATATTTTGGAGGAAGTTTAGTTAAAAAGTAGCTCATAATTGAGCATACAAAGGGTAATTGTACGGTTTAGGTACAATCACACACAAGAGTTTCATTATCCTCCCATTAATGAAAAAAGGGGGTTTATAGATATATCAGCTATATTCCCCCTATTTTAATACTCGCGATATAATTATAGAGTAATTAAAAAATTAAAAACAACCTCTGGCATCATATCAGTATGAGAAAGGAGGCTCCCTACCATGTCTAAGTATTAAACTTTTTATTATAGCATCTAATACAATACCAATCACAGGATTCAGCTCTGTTTTGATTAGTAGGAATAAATGCTATAAGATTATCTTGTATATATTTTTTATCACAAGAAGAACATTCATAAAAACTAGAACGGGATATCTTCTGTTGGATCTTCTGTTCTGCTGTTAGTTTGCGTTGAAACTTTAGAACTGCCACTTTGTCCTCCAATCATTTTAAGTACACCTTTATATCTAGGTATAATAATTTCGGTTACATATTTGGTTTCACCATTGTGGTCATACTGTCTAGTTTCTACTTGACCTTCTATGTATAACATAGTTCCTTTTTTAACATATTGCTCTATTGTTTTTGCAATGTTAGGATCCCAGCATACAAGTCTATGCCATTGTGTTTTTTCTTGCCACTCACCAGATTTATTTTTAAATCTTTCTGAAGTTGCTAATGAAAAACCAGCAAACTTTTCTTCTCTGGTAGATACTTTTACTTCAGGATCGCTACCAACACGACCTAATAGGATTACTTTATTTATCATCTAATACTCCTTCTATATTATTTAAAGCAGTGTAAGCACTTCTTACATGCCATCTTATATCAGCTTTATTAATTGTTAAAGCTCTATCAGTATTTTCTTGGGTTTTTACATCACTGTCTACACCTTTTATAAAGGCAAATAACAAATGAAATAAATCCATTTCACCTACTGTTTTATATTCTTTTTTACTATTAGAATAATATTCAGCTTCTATTGGTGGTATTAATTTAGTTGGTATTTTATGTCCTTGTAATACCAATGAATGTAATAAATCATTTACTGTCATACTTCCTCCTATATTTGATAGATGACTTCATCATCTTCTAGTTCTCTTGTAGTTACATTAAATTCTTTTAATATTTTATTTAATTCTTCTGCTGTTAAATCTTTATCACAAGAATAAATAACAAAAGATTTATCATAAACTATTGGATGTTTAAATTTATCTTTATAATTCATAGTTACTCCTTTTAGTTGCGTACAGGCAATGAGAACATCATGCCCAATAACTGACCTGTACGCTATCCCCAGTTATTAGGCGACTATGTAGTTTTAGTAACTTTGGTTGGATCTGATTTGTTAGAATATTTTTCTTCTAACTTTTGAACATATTTTGAATCATCAAATTTGCCCATAAATATATCAGAACAAAGTCCTAAGTGACTGAACGCTTTTGTTAATGCATCTGTCATAGCTTTCTTTGGTGCTTCGTCATCTAATGCACCAGTTTTTCTATACATTTTTAAAGGTGAACAAACTGGCCCATAGAAATCCCAAAAACCTTCTTTGTTTTTATTAATTGCTACTGATACTTCAGCAGCTACAACAGCAGTTTGATTACTGTCCATACCATGATAAGTATAATCAACTCGGTATGTCCAACCAGTACCTACTGGGCCAAACTGTTCTGTCATTTTCATAATCTGCCATTGTGGATCAATAGTAGTTATTTCACCAAAACCTTTATTGATGCGTTTAGTAAATCTAGGATCAGTTTCTTTTAAACTATCCCATACATTTCTTTTATCTGTTGTCATTGTACCTCCATACTTTAGTGTTACTACCGAAACTATTTTTTCTTCTATTACCAGAATCTATTATATATTCCAATAACTTAAGCTCGGTAAATCGTGGTCTAATTGATAGTATACTTTCTGATAATAGTGCTGCTACTTCTTCTGGTGTAGCACCATAATTACCTGAATTTTTTACTATATCTAGACATTCTGTTCGCAGATTAGCTGCTCTAGAATTTATTTTTTTGGCTGCCTCTTTGCTAGTTGAGTTTTCCTTGTAACCAGCCGTCAGAGGATATTTCTTCTCCAAAGTGATTCTCGATGTCTTGTTCATTATTTATTCTCCCCATAAGATCGAAGTCAATATATTCTGGTGGCTGTATGTTATTCATCACATGAAACCAAAATAAATGACAAGCGATTTCTAATTTTTTCTGAAAAGGTTTATCCTTTTCAATAGTAAAAACATTATAACCTAAATTACCTCTTAACACAGATAGCACAGCTTTACTAAAACCTGTTACCATCATGTAGTGTTGTACTTGAGGATAATATTTATCTATAATATTTTGATCTTTAACAAATGCGTTTACATGTTTAGCTTCAAAGACTTTGCCTTTTGCTACTCCATCTAAACTACCATAGATGTAATCATATTGTGGGTGTGTAAATATATTACCTATATTAACAACTCTTTCTCCACTAACCTCTTGATACCATCTTCTGTTAAATTCTTCTGTAAATATTCCAAGTTGAACTGGCAATACACTTGAAAGATCTTTCCTTTCGACTGCACCAGTTTTCTCAAGCCAAAGGTCTTTCCACTCTCCAGCAACAAGACGGATTGCATCAGTACCTCCAATGCCTGTTGGTCTTTCGGGTGGTTTAAGTTTTCCATTTCCTTTTCCCATCTAGTCAGAGCTCCTTTCTCTAATTTGTTGTCGTCTGTATACATTTCGTTGATCTCTCTCCAAATCCCTAGTTGACTTCCCATGTTTGTATCTTCTCCATATATAATCTTCAATTGGTTTTACTTTACGATTATCAGCCACACGCTGACTCATATAATGTTTGGCAAAATATCTATACATATCTGATTCTAAATATTGTATAGCCAATACCATAACAAAATTTTGTAGACTACGCTTTCTATCTATATGGTCTTGATGTTTCGATGGTAGTCTGATGTTCAATTTCTGTAATTGCTTTCCTAATGCTTTCAGCAGAGTTATTCCCATATTCTTTCTCCAGTATATTTGTTAAATACCAAATTGCTTTCAGTATATCTTGTTCTTTATTTTTTTTCCTATGTCTGCGAATATATTTTACAGCATTTCCTTCACAAAAATCTAAACCCCAAGCTCTTATCAATTCGGTTAGTTCTGGTTTATTGTTATGGTAATAACTAGGACTTGTTTTAGTCATTTAATTCCTTTCATTGTTAAATATTTAGGGTAATCATTTTCAAATGCTTCCATCATATCTTCATACTTTTTTATTAATTTATTTATTTTAACACCAGTATCTTCTACATTATCATCTAAAGATATTACTACTGGTTTTAGTTCTTTTAATTCATCTATGAATGTTAGTATTTCAATCATTTTTCCCCCATTTATTCATATGACATTTGCCACAATACCAATATATGCCATCGCCATATACTAAATCATCACCCTTGCAGCTACAGCCACTCGGTTGATTTTTTTCTTTATATATAAGTTTATTATGTGGCGTTAATGTGTCGAAGTGTGTTCCGACTTTAATTCGGTTTCTTTTGGTTTTATTTTTATATGACATTCTAACGCATTGGCCCAACAACAAAATAGAAATCCACTAGGTTTTCTTATACCTACTTCCCATTTAGATACTAGACCTCTAGCACAACCAATCATTTCATCAAGCCTTGATTGTGATAAACCTAGGTTTTTTCTGCGTTCTACAAATTGTGGTATAACTGTGTCAAAGAATATACCTAGTTCTTTATTAGACATATCTTTTAATATCTGAATATAGTTCGGTTTGTCAAGATACGCTGGGGAATATGTTAAGCTCTAACGCTTATTATATATTCCCCTATAAAGAAAAGAAGGCTTTAGGTATTCTTAGAAGTTTCCTCATTAACTTAAAGTTAATGTTCACGACTTTTCTTTAACCATTGGGGGAGTAAAGTTTTCCATGGCTAACCATGTGAGATTATTACTCCCTAATTCTACTATATACTTTCTTTGTAGGCAGTATACTACCTGTGAGTAGCTAGCTCACTTGAGTTCTGTAGAATGTTCTTAGTATTCACTAGCTTTCATTATAGTGAGTACTCTAACTGTTTTATTTGGATCAGTTTTATCAGGACTAAGATATTTCATATCATTATCATAATAATCTATTTTCCAATTATATCTTTCTTTCTTAAAGTTAAATGCACCAAAATCTTTTTCACCATAAGGGTTATTATCTTTAGTAAAGTTTCCAAAATATTTAACAGAGAAAAATACTTTTTCTTTATCTTTAAGATTTAAACCAGCAATGCCAGGTGTTAATACTATTTTGTTTTTTAGATTTTCTTTTTTAAGCATATTACCAGTAAACATATCTTTGCGTAATTGATCATTAAGATCAGCTACTTTTCTAGAATATTCTAATGTTTGTTTATTCATCTGTTGTTCCTCCAATAGATTTCATTTCATGCTCATCTTCAAATTCTACTTTCTTTAATCTTTCTTCTAATTTTAAGATAGCATTTTCACATGAAACAAGTCTTGTTTGTACTTCAATAACAACATCTGCTATTTTTTTAGTAAAAGAATAATGAATGTCTTGTACTTTTTCATTTAGTTCTTGTACTTTGTCAAAATGTTCTAATCCAGTATATGTAGATTTTTCAGTCATCTGTCCTCCTTTTTGTTTAGTTCTTTTTGAACATCACTAACACTCGGTATTAATTCATGTTCTAAATCTTCTCTTTTAGCATTATCCCATATGTCTACATTAGATTCACCATACTTTTTGATAAATTCTTCTCTTGTAGATTCTGCTGCATATTCGGTCATTTCTAAAAACCATGTACCTGTTTTACTCATGCTGCTTTTCCTTTCTTTGATTTACTATAATTTTCAATAGCATTATTAATCATTTCGGTTATTTTAGATATTGGTAGATGTTTATATATTTGGTCGTCAATCAATTCTAATAATTGACTGTTATCCATAGTTTTTATAGCTGGAATTTTCTTTTTAGCCATTATTTCCTCGCTTGTATGTATACCATAGTAATACCCACTATTACTATTATGATTATGTCTATGATAGGCATTATCTTAAACTCGCTGTATATTCGTTAATCATGTCAATAATCTGTTCTTCTTCTTCTTTTGAAGTGAAGTGATTAAATTTTTCTACTAAATCTTTATTAACAGCCATTGCAATAGCATTTACATCTTCTTCACCATAATGTTTAATTACAAGTTCTGAAGCTGTTCTTTCAAACCATTCTTCATTTGTATCAGCTTTCGGCTCTGATTTAGGTGCAGCTTGTTTTGGTGTAAAAGCATGTAGATTGCCAAATATTTCACCAGTTGTTGGATCCCATATATTGCCATCATCATCTACATTAAATACTCTTTTCTTTAATTTAGATAATCCTTTTAATTTGCGTTCCATAACATTTAAGTCATAGATATCGCCCATAGTTTTTGCAAAGTCATCTGATATAAATAGTCTGTAATACCAAACACCTTTACGCTTAGCAGCTCTATATAGTTTACTATTCAGTAATGTGCTGCCAATCCACATACCTGATTTCCATGTAGTTCTAATCATATTTACCTCTTTCGGTTCGGTTAACATAACCTTGCATTACCACCGGATTGTGGTTATTTTAAGTTATTTTTTACCATAAGAAACGCGAGCCGAAGGCTCGCGAAAATTTTTGTAAAATCCCAGTTATGCGATAGCTGGGATTAATTCAGAAGATATAGTACCATCTTCATTATCTAAAGGTCTTTCAAGTTTACCATGGTTTTTATTATACCAATCTTTAGTTTCTTGAAGTTTCTTATTATGTATTGATGCTCTTTTCTCATCTGACATATTATCTTGTTTAACTGGATTTTTAGCTTGGTATGGTTGCCAAACTTCGCCAGTTTTTTCAAGGTAATAATCTAAATGAGCTTTAAGTCTATTAAACAGTATATCAAATTGAAATTCTCTAGCTTTTAACTGAGTTTCTAATTGACCTAATTGTACAGCGTCAATTTCCTGAAACTGTGCTTTAAGACCTAATGAAGTCAAGCTTGAAGAACTACCTTTTTTAGATTTGAAATAGTTAATTCTATTAGTAGTTGCTGTAAGCATTTTCTCTACAATAGCTAATCTATCAGCCATTTTGCTGATTGTGCTATTCATAGTAATTGAAAAATCAAGTAAACCAACATCATAGCTTTCACCAGCTTTGTTGATATCCATGACCTCACAATTAATTTGATGATCATATTGTAGTTGTAATGCATTGATAGTATTTTGATATATAGTAGTCATTGTGTAACTCCTTTTGTGTTACTATTTGTTTGTGAGCTTTTCTCACAGTCTTGCAAAGCAAGAGAGCAGCTTAGATAATCTTAGTCAACACCATCATATAAGGATAATCGTTCGTGGACAGAGCGTGAAACGCTCGTGGATCCATGAACTATTATATTCAAGCAAATGCGTGTTTACTTGGATTAGCTTAGCTGTTATCATGTTTATTAGACATAAGAGATTTATTTATTTTTCTCACTATTACTAATATCCATATTAACATAATTATTATTATTATACTCATTCTTACCTCTATTCACTTAATTCATCTTTTATCCCCTATACACCTCTCACACTAGCCCAGATCGAAGCCCGTTAGGGTGCAGACCTTGGCTGCACTTTAGCGAGAGCTGGAACTAGCTACATAACATCACAGGTATACGAATATGCTTGACATGATTTTATCAATGATTACAATTATCCAACGGAAGCGTGATGACGGATAATAATGATTTAACAGATAAACAAAAGGCACTTGTCGATACCATCGTATCAACAGGGTGCAGTATTGTAGAAGCAGCAGAAAAGGCTGGTTACTCAACGAAAATCAGTAGAGATAGTGCAAGAGTAAGTGCATCTCGTACACTACGACTTCCAAAAGTACAAAAGTACATGATGGAATGTGTGTCAAGAACGATAGGTCTAGGTGCAGTAACAGCAAGTAGTAAGTTAGTACAACTGAGTGAATCAGCTAGAAGTGAATATGTACAGTTAGAAGCTAGTAAGGATATACTAGATAGAGTTGGGTTACGTACACCAGACAGAGTTAATCACCAAGTAGTCGGAGATATAAAGGTTAGTATCGATCTTAGCTAGACGAGAGGGTGGGGGTTAAAAACTACAGGTGTGTAGTAGTGATATATGTCATACACACAACAGAGTTAAAAAAAGTAAATCAAATGTGCGTAGACAAATATATTTCTTAGATTTAAGGTAAATAGTCTTAAGAATAAACTACGAGAGGGTTACTCTCATAGCCTTGCAAGGCAACATAAAGAAAGATTAGATGGCTAAAAGAGGATTGTACGCTAATATAAATGCTAGAAAGAAGGCTGGTACATCTAGACCTAAGTCTAAGAGTACGGTGTCAGCCAAATCTTATGCCAATATGAAAGCTGGATTTCCTAAAAAGAAGAAAAAGTAATGTCTACTCCAGCATGGCAACGAAAAGAAGGAAAGAATCCTAAAGGTGGATTAAATGCCAAAGGTAGAGCTAGTTATAATAGAGCTACTGGTGGCAATTTAAAAGCTCCTACCAAGAAAAAGGGGAGCAAAAGAAGAAAATCATTCTGTGCAAGAATGAAAGGTATGAAAAAAAAGTTAACTTCTGCAAAAACAGCAAGAGATCCTGATTCTAGAATTAATAAATCATTAAGAGCATGGAATTGTTAGTAAGTGAATTGAAATAATTTTTTATTTCTAATATAGTTGTAGTTTACCCTAAAAAATTTTATAACAAGAAGGAATGAAAACTATGACTATTGATGATTTGACGAATGACATGAAGCTACTTCAAGAAGAAGTAAAAGATATTAAAGAAATAAATAAAGTATTGATGAATAAATTAGATAAGGCCTATGAAGATAGAATAATGTTGCGTAGTCAAGTTTTAAAGTCTAAAGTAAATACAGAAAGTGAGGTCAAAAATGCCTAAAGTTGGTAAAATGAAATTTCCATATACTGCTGCTGGAAAGAAAAAAGCAAAAGAAACAGCAAAGAAAAAAGGAATGAAAGTTGTCAAGCAAAGCAAAAAGAAAGGGTACTAGAGTAGAAAACGAAATAGTAAAACTCTTCCAAGCTGAAGGGTTTAATGCTAGACGACAACCTCTTTCAGGTGCTATTCAAGCATTTCCTCATGATGTTCAAGTATCTGATCTATTTGAGGGAACTAATATAGAAGTTAAAGCTAGAAAAAATGGCGAAGGCTTTGCCCAATTAGATAAATGGAAAGGATCTGCTGATTTATTAGTATTAAAAAGAGACTTTTCTAGTCCAATGGTATATCTTGATTGGGATTTATTTAAGGAATTTTTGTATGAGTATAGACAAAACAGACGAAGTAGTGAATCTGGAGAACAGACAACTGTTCAACATTTCTCTAGCAGAAAGACGGAAGCTAAGACAGATCGTAAAAAAAGTACATCTAAGATACCTTCCAGAGGATTTGATAACGGACAAGGAAGCAGACAAATTAATCGAAAGCCTTGGCCCAAAGATCAGAGAAAATTTGCTAAAAGTAGCGATAGACAAGAATCTAGTATAAATGGCACAGCTAAGTTACAAACCAGATGGCAATACCTTAAAGAACTTTCTAAAAGGTGATGAGTTTTTTAGAGGTTTACGAGGGCCTGTAGGAAGTGGCAAGTCTGTCGCTTGTTGTATTGAGGTACTTAGACGCGCTCTCCAACAAGAAAAAAACCATCAAGGGAAAAGAAAAAGTAGGTGGGCCGTTATTCGGAACACTAATCCGCAACTTAAAACGACTACTATCAAAACATGGTTAGACTGGTTTCCTGAAAACGAATGGGGTGTATTCTCATGGTCAGTACCTTATACGCATAGAATAAATGTAGGTGAACTAGAATTAGAGGTCATATTCTTAGCTTTAGATAGACCTGAAGATGTTAAAAAGCTTTTATCATTAGAACTAACAGGAGTATGGGTAAATGAAGCCAGAGAACTTCCTAAGAGCATTGTAGACGCTTGTACTATGAGGGTAGGTAGATACCCAAGTATGCGTGATGGTGGTGCATCTTGGTATGGAGTTATTGCAGATACTAACGCACCAGAAGAAGATCATTGGTGGCCTATTATGGCTGGTGATGTACCAGTACCAGATCATCTCTCAAGAGATGAAGCTCTAATGTTAGTTAAACCTGAGAACTGGAATTTCTATACGCAACCAGCAGCACTATTAGAAGATAAAAATAAAGATGGAACATTAAAAGGATATAAAGATAATAAAAAATGTGAGAACAAAAAAAATCTTACAGAAAAATATTACAACAATATTATTAAAGGTAAGATGAAAGGGTGGATAGATGTTTATGTAATGAACAAACTAGGATCTTTAGAAGAAGGTAAACCAGTATATCCTAACTGGAATATGGAAATACATTTATCTAAAGAAGATTTAGAGCCAGCTCAAGTACCAGTATTTATTGGTATTGACTTTGGACTGACACCAGCCGCAGTCTTTGGTCAAAAGCTACCTAATGGTAGATGGTTAATACTACAGGAGTTAGTATGTTTTGATATGGGTATAGCAAGGTTTAGTGAATTACTTAAACATGAGATAGCAAAGAACTATAGAACGCAAGATATTGAAGTATATGGCGATCCGGCAGGAGATTTTAGAGCTCAAACTGATGAAACAACACCATTTCAAATACTGCGACAAAATGGCATAATGGGTAAACCTACTCATAGTAATGATGTAGCTTTAAGAATAGAAGCTGTTGAAACCTCATTAGCTAGATTAATAGAAGGATCTTCTGGTTTTTTAGTAGATCACAGATGTATAAATCTTAAAAAAGGTTTTAATGGTGGTTATTTCTATAGAAGAATGCAGACTTCAGGCGATAGATATGATGAAAAACCTATGAAGAATAGATATTCCCATGTTCACGATGCACTACAGTATTTATTACTAGGTGCTGGTGAAGGTAAACAGTTAATAGCTGGAAAAGCTAAAAGTCCAACAGTTGTTAAAACTAGAGGTTGGAGTATATTTGGTGATAAAAAAAGAAGAAGTGTATGGCAAAACAGAATGAATGGTTAGTATATTTCTACGAAAATAGAGATTATCATAGGCATACTAAATTTTTTAAAAAAGGTTTTAAACATTGTGGAGTAATGGGTTATGATCCTGAAAAAAAAATATGGATAATATCAGAATACTTATTCGGTAAATTAAATATAGAAATACTAAATGAAGAAGAAGTAGATAAAATATTTAGATTAATACAAATGAAGAATGGACACATATTAAAAGTGCCAATACAAGATAAAATATCTAAGTTTCCTGTTATTATGGGATCATGGATTAAAGAGCATAGCTGCGTTAGTTATGTTCAACGATTAATAGGCTGGTCTAGGTTTTGGATATTTACACCTAATCAGCTATATTGTGCGTTGAAAAAGAATGGAATGTGTGAAATAGAACTATAATTATGGGTGCATTTCAAAAGCCAAAGTATAGAGAAACTGCTGCAGACAAAGCAGTTAGAGAAGATATTGAAAGAAGAAGGCAAGAAGAATTAAAAACTCAAGCTGAGCTTGAAGCAAAAGAAAAAAAATTATCAAAAAGAAAAGCAAAAGGAATGGTTGGTATGCGATCATTATTCTCAAGAGCTGGTGGGAAAGGATTTTTTCATGAAGGTAAAGAAATCTAAAGAAAAAGAAAAAATAAAATTAAATAACTTAGGTTATCCAGTTAATGATCCTTATGGTTTAATAGCAGCTTTTGTAAATGTTATTCCACCTATGACAGTATTTGGTAAAAAATAATGGGAGATACAACTTCAACAAATACTAATGCTAATTCTGGTGGTGGAGGTAATAATAATCAAGGTGGTGGTGCTGCTGGTATGTCAACTAATGAAATGAATACTGCACTTAGTGAAGAAACTATAACAAATAATCAAACGACTGCTGGAACAGGAATAGTACAATATAATTTAGGTATAAAACCTTATATTGCTAATCCAAATGAAAATGCAACAGGTGGTAATGTAACTGGTTATTATTCTACAACTGGTAATCAAATGTATGGTGGTGCTGCAAGTACAGCTACTAATGAATATTTAGAATCTATAGGAGAAGCAACTAAAGGCTCGCAAAATCCTGATGGTAGTTACAATTATCTACTTACTGCTAAAGGTTGGGAAATGAAATATGGATCTTACACACCAGGTCAAACTCAAGAAGGTGGAGCAATGGGTGATGGATCAAGTGGTATAATGGGTGGAATACCTATTTCTGAAGAAATGTTTGATTCACAAAAAAAATTACAAATGATAACAACAGGAGCTATGGCTTTAGCTGGAGTACCAGTAATGGGTGCTGCTTTTGCTGAATATAATGCAAATAAATATTCAGATTATGTAAATACTTTTAATAATACATTGCAAAGTTCTACTTCTATGGCATCTTCAGGAAAAAGTGACAGTGGATCTACAAACGCTACAAGTACATCAATGGCTACAGGAACAACAACAATAAATGATACTGGAGTAGATGGTGGGCCTTCTGAAGCAGCAAGATTAAAAAAATTAGCATTAACTAAAAAAACAGCAGCTTTAGATGCTAAAAGAAAATTATTTAATACAACTAATCAAACAATTACAGGAGCAATGGTATAATGGCTTTCATTCCAACAGCAGAAAAAAATATTTCTTCAGGATATACTGATGAAAAATTTCAAAGTTTTTTAAAAAAATATCAAGATGCAGAAACAATCTTTGATCATTGGAAAGATAAATATGAAGAAGCATATGAGTACACAATGCCTTCAAGAGAATCATTCTATGAAGAAACTATAGGTGAAAGACGTACTGATAAAATATTTGATGAAACAGCAGTAGTAGGAATACAAGAATTTGCTAGTAGATTACAAGCTGGTATAGTTCCTACATATGGAAGATGGGCAAATTTAGAAGCTGGATCAGAAATACCAGATGATCAAAAACCACAAATTAATGAAGCATTAGATGAAATAACTAAATATGTTTTTGAAGTATTAAGTGGATCTAATTTTAATCAAGAAGTACATGAAGCATTTATGGATTGTGCTATTGGTACTGGTGTTATGTTAGTAGAAGAAGGTGATGCATTAAACCCAGTTAATTTTACAGCTATTCCTTTACCTAAAGTTATGTTGAATAATGGGCCAAATAATAAAGTAGATACAGTATTTAGAAAAAGACAAATACCTTACAATCAACTTATGGCTGCATATCCAAAAGCAGAAATGTCTGAAAAAATGTTTCATGCTATAGAAAAAAATCAAGGTAAAAAAGCAACTATAGTAGAAGGTGTTTACAAAATTTATGAAGAAGCAAATACAGAAAAATTTAAATACTGTGTTGCTTGTATGAATGAAGAAGAAATAATTTTTGAAAAAGAGTTAGATGGAATTGGTAGTAATCCATTTATTGTATTTAGATGGAATAAAGGATCAGGAGAAGTTTATGGTCGTGGGCCTGTCTTTAATAGTATGGCTGCAATTAAAACAACTAATCTTACAGTAGAATTAATATTACAAAATGCACAAATGAATATTAGTGGTATTTATACTTATGAAGATGATGGTGTTGTTAATCCTGATAATATAAATCTTGTGCCAGGTGCTTTAATTCCAGTAGCTCCAAACAGTAGAGGTCTTACACCTTTAGCTGGAGCTGGTAGATTTGATGTAGCACAGTTAATATTATCTGACATGAGACAAAATATTAAAAAAGCTTTATACATGGAAACACTTGGTAGACCAGAAGGTACTCCAATGTCAGCAACAGAAGTAGCAGAAAGAATGGCAGATCTATCAAGACAGATTGGATCTTCTTTTGGTAGATTACAAGCTGAGTTTGTTACACCATTACTTCGTAGAGTAATTAGAATATTATCTAAACAAGGTAGAATAAATATACCTAAAGTTGATAATAGAGAAGTTAAAATAATTGCTACATCACCATTATCACAATCACAACATCAACAAGATGTGGCTGTAGTTAATAATTTTAATGCTATATTAGCTCAAACATTTGGCCCACAAATTCTTAATATGATTGTTAAACAAGATGAAGTAGCTAGATATTTAGCAGAAAAATTAGGATTACCAGAAAAATTAATTAGAGATCCTCAAGAGCAACAAGCATTAATTCAGGAGTTGCAAAACATGGCACAACAGTCTAATGTAGCAGCAGATGAGTTGGGAATCCCTAGTCAACAGCCGCAAAGACAATAATTCACAAGATACAAGTGAAATAGATAGAATATTTGCGTCTGTATTTTCTGATCCTGATGGAAAAAAAATATTAGAATTTTTTGATATAACAATTAATAATATTACATTAAATCCTAATGCAGAAGATAGGGTATTGTGGCATTTAGAAGGTCAACGATTTATGCTGCAACAAATTAAACTTAGAATAAAGCGAGGTAAAGAATGGCAGAAGAAGAAGTAGTTACACAACCAACAGAACAAACTGAACAAACTGAGAATAGTAAACCAGATTATGTTCAAGATAAATTTTGGAATAAAGATTTAAATGAAATTAATATTGAAGAATTATCTAGTAGTTATAATTCTTTAGAAAAAAAATTAGGAGCAAGAACAGAAGATTTATCTAAACAAATTAGAGAAGATATATCTAATGAAGTTAAAGCTAATGTTCCTGAAAAATATGAATTAAAAATGCCTGAAATACCAGAAAACGTACAAATGGATATTAATGCTGAAATGCCTTTATTAAAATGGTGGGGAGAAACTGCAAGAGAAAAAGGTTTATCTCAAGAAGAATATAATAAAGGAATAGAAGCATTTG